CCCTGTAAAGAAAAAGGGTATGCGTGGCGGTGGCTCCATGCGGAGGAATCTGCGTGATGAGGAAGCCAGAGTAATTGGCAGGCAGGATGATGCAGCCGATGAGCTGCGTAGGGTTAAGGCTCGCAGACCTAAAGATGCTGCTGAGCGCAGAGACAAGAAAGCTGAAACCCGCCGAGTGTCTGCAAGAGAGCGGGATGCCCGTGATGAGATGGATAGGCTACGCAGAAAGGCTGTGGGTCTGGGTATGAAGAAAGGCGGAAAGACTAAGAAGCAAGGCTACAACGACAAGCTAGATGAGTCTTTAGGAGCCAGAAATAAAACTAAAGGAAAACAGTCACTTAAGTCTAGACGCAAAGAAAGTGAAGGCATGGAGAAAGCAATGGGTCGCAGAAAGTATGCGGCTGTAGGCACAATGGACAAAGGTGATCGTAAACTTTCTAAGCCCAAGAAAGCTGCACCCAAGAAGACTGCTGCGAAGAAAACGAAGTCTAAAGTGGGTACAGCTAAAGGAGCTAAAGGATTATCTAACAAGATTTCTCAGCATAAGCGTATGGCGATGGGCGAGAACGTCTTGACTGGTAAGATGATCAAGAAAGCCAAAGGTGGCAAGATTGCTCAAACCAAGGCTCCGAAACGTGCGCCAGCTACAACAGGTGTAAAGATTAATATGGGCGCTCCCAAGAGCAAGACAATCAATGCTCGCGGAATGGGGGCTGCCATCAAAGGTGGTCAATTCAGGACTAATACTTAGTGGCTATTGAAAAAGCTTTTTACACCAACGGTGCTGCACCACCTGAAGAGACAATGGTGGTCGAGGTAGAGAACCCTGAAGCCGTTACTGTAACTACCGAAGACATGGAGATGAGGATGGAGTTCGATGATGAACCCATGACTCCTGATCACTATGACAATCTGGTGGATTACATGGATCAAGCCGAGCTTGATGCGCTTGGTAGTGAGCTTGTGGGCTTGTATAAGGCTGATCATGAAAGCCGTCATAAATGGGAAGAGTCATACGTCAAAGGACTTGATCTGTTAGGGATGCGTTTTGAAAACCGTACAACCCCTTGGGACGGAGCCTGTGGCGTGTTTCATCCGCTGCTGAGTGAAGCCGTTGTCAGGTTCCAATCTCAAACGATCATGGAAATCTTTCCAGCCAGTGGGCCAGCCAAGACAGCTATTGTAGGGGCGCTTACCCCAGACAAAGTTAAGCAGGCTGAGCGAGTTCAGGAATATCTGAACTATCTGATGACTAACGAAATGAGCGAATACCGGACAGAGACTGAGAAGTTGTTGTTTTCTCTACCGATTGCAGGTTCAGCTTTTAGAAAAATCTATTTTGATCATACATTGGGCAGACCCTGCTCGATGTTTGTGCCAGCAGAGGACTTTGTAGTCAACTATGGCACAGCGGATTTACAAACAGCAGAGCGTTGCACCCATGTGATGAAGATGGAAGCCAACGAAGTGCTGAAATTACAGCAAAGTGGCTGGTATGCAGACATAGAATTGCCTGCACCTGCACCAGATACCACAGAAATTGCTGAAAAATACGACAAGATGACTGGGTTTAGCCCAAATTATGAGGTAGATCAAAGACATACACTGCTTGAGATGATGGTTAACGTGGATTTGCCGGGGTTTGAAGACCTTGAGAACAACGAACCCACGAATATAGGCTTGCCTTACATCATTACGGTAGACAAATCGTCCAATATTATCCTTTCGATACGCAGAAACTGGAAAGAAGAGGACGAATTAAAGCTTAAGCGTCAACATTTTGTCCATTATCAGTATTTACCGGGGCTAGGTTTCTACGGATTTGGCCTAACCCACATGATTGGCGGCCTAACCAAGTCTGCCACCTCGTTATTACGTCAATTAGTTGACGCTGGTACGTTAGCCAACCTTCCGGGTGGCCTAAAAGCGCGAGGATTGCGGATTAAAGGCGATGATTCGCCCATTATGCCGGGAGAATTCCGAGATGTGGACGTTCCGGGCGGTGTAATCAAGGATAATATTACTTTTCTCCCGTATAAGGAGCCATCTGCTGTACTTCACCAGATGTTGCAGGAGATTGTAGAGGATGGAAGGCGATTTGCTTCTGCTGGTGACGTAAAAGCAGCGGATATCAATGGCGAAGCGCCAGTAGGTACAACGCTTGCGCTACTTGAGCGCGAAATGAAGGTGATCAGCGCAGTTCAGGCTCGTGTTCATGCCTCAATGAAAGAAGAACTTAAGATTCTTTCCAACATTGTCGCTGAAGAAGGGCCGAGAGCTTACCCTTATGATACTGAGCAAGAAGCGATTACGGCTGAGGACTTTGATGACAGGGTAGATATCATTCCGGTCAGTGATCCTAACGCTGGTACGATGGCTCAAAGGATTATGCAGTATCAGGCTGCGCTTCAGTTAGCACAGCAAGCACCCCAGATGTATAACTTACCCTTGTTGCATCGTCAGATGCTAGAGGTGCTGGGTATACGGGATGCTGAGAAGATTGTGCCTAACGATGATGACATGAAGCCTACTGATCCTGTGTCAGAGAATATGAACATCATTATTGGTGATCCGGTAAAAGCGTTTCTTTATCAAGATCATGAAGCTCACATTAAGATTCACATGGCGGCGATGAATGATCCTCAGATAGCAGAGAAGTTAAACCTCTCTCCTGATGCAGCGATCAAGCAGGCTGCTATGAATGCTCACATCGCTGAACACGTTGCCTTTCAGTATCGTCAGGACATTGAGCGGGAGTTGGGTACACATCTACCTCCGGTGGATTCTACATTGCCAGAGGATGTTGAAACTCGAATAGCCAAGCTGGTTGTTCCAGCAGCAGAACAACTTACAGGAAAGGCACAACAAAGAGCGCAAGCTGAGCAAATGGCAGCACAGGCAGAAGACCCAGTGCTTCAGTTGCAAAAACAAGAGCTTGCTTTGGAAGACAAGAAGATTACTGCGAAGACGCAGGTTGATCTGGCTAAGATTGATGCTGATCTTACTGAGGCTGCTGAGAAGATTGCTTCTACCGAAAAGATTGAAGGAGCCAAACTGGGTGTTAAGATTGCAGAAACCAACACCAAGGAAGAGCTGGAGTCTAAAAAGATTGCTTCACAAGACAAGCTAGAGGGCGCTAAACTTGGCGTTGAAATAGCAAAAGAGATTATGATTGACGAAAGAACCAAAGAAATAACGGATCGTGACGATGAGTGATGGCGATCTTTTAGTTCATTTGCAAAAGAAACTAAGAGCGCACATGAACGAAACGGCTGATCATCTTAGTGCTGACGGTTGTAAAACGATTGAAGAATACAAGAAGTGTTGCGGGATCATAGAGGGACTCGCGCTCGCTGAAAGAGAATTGCTTGATATGGTGGAAGCCATAGAAGAAAACTAATCTCCGCATAGTGCGGTGCATGGTGACTCTGGACACTTAATTCCAGTGCAAGGAAAACTAATGACTGAAGCATTAGCAACTGTAAGTTCTGTAGGCGTTGAGTCTACTGATAAGGAAGCACGAAACGCTCACCAGCTTCCTGATCCTAAAGGGTATAAAATTCTTATTTCTTTACCTGAACCTGAGGAAGCAACCGAGGGCGGAATCCTTAAAGCGCAGCAAACCATTGAGCGCGAAGAGGTGGGTTCCATTGTTGGCTTTGTAATGAAGTTAGGCGCTGACGCTTATCAAGACAAAAAGCGTTTTCCTAACGGCCCTTACTGCAAGGAGGGTGACTTCATTATCATGAGGTCTTACTCTGGCACTCGATTCTTGGTTCATGGGAAAGAATTTAGATTAATTAACGATGACAGCGTTGAAGCTGTTGTTGAAGACCCTAGAGGAGTAATGAAGGCATGAGCGAAGAAATCACTGAAACTGAAACTACCTCTGAGGATCAATTCTTTGGAGTGAAGTCACGAGTGAAAGAAGAGGTTATAGATGATTCGGTAGAGATTATCGATGATACTCCTGAGGAGGAGAAAAAGCCTGCTCGTCAAGAAGCCGCAGAAGCGGTGGATTACGATGATGATGTCACTGAGGAAGAGCTTCAAAGTTACAGTAAAAAGGTGCAAAAGCGCATCAACAAACTACGAGCCGTAAATCACGCTGATCGCCGTAAACGGGGAGAAGCGGAACGGACGTTGCAAGAGCATGAACGCATTACCAAAAAGCTTCATGAAGAAAATCAGAAAATGAAAAAGCTGTTACGCCAAGGTGAGACAGCTATTTTAGATTCTGTAGGCAAGAAAACAGACCTAGAAATAAAACAGGCTGAAGAAGAGTTTAAATCTGCACATGAGTCCGGCGATACGCAAAAAATTGCCGAAGCTCAGAAAGCGTTAACTGATGCTCAGATTCGTCAGAGAGATATAGCCGGGAGAACGCAACGTCTAAAGAATGCGCCTCCTGTAGAAGAAACAGAACCACCTATTCCAGAGCGACCACGACTGAGTGAGGCGCAAATTAGGTGGCAAAACGAGAACCCTTGGTTCCAACCAACCGCAAGAGAAGGAGAACAAGTGCCTGCTCTTCATAAAGAAATGACAGCGGTGGGTTATGCAATTCATGATACTTTGGTTAATGAATTAGGTATTGATCCCGCAACTCAAGAAGAGCGGTACTTTTCTGAAGTTAACAAAAGAATACGAGCTAGATTCCCTGATTACTTCGGGGAAGAAGAGGTAGTAGAGGAAACTCCCGTAAGTCGGACTACCCCTGTTGCTCGTAGTAATACCAACGTGGTCGCTCCGTCAAAAAGAAACAATGGAGCAAAGACGCGCAAACTTCGGCTTACCACATCTCAAGCTGCTATCGCTAAAAAGCTTGGGATATCCAATGAACAGTATGCTGCTGAACTATTAAAATAGGAGAAAGCAATGTCGGAAGAAATTAGCGCACAAGAGGTGGATACCACCAAACGCTCTGAAGAGGAGCGCAGCAAGGAAACTAGGCCGAGCGATTCGTGGCGGCCTGCATCTGCATTGCCTGATCCTGACCCTATTCCGGGTTGGTCTTTTCGCTGGATTCGTACCAGTTCTCTAGGGCAATCAGATAACACTAATGTCTCGCAAAAAATGCGTGAAGGATGGATACCTGTGAAAGCAGAAGATCATCCTGAGTTGAAAGTAATGTCTGATGTTGATTCCCGATTTAAGGGAAATGTTGAGGTAGGCGGTCTGTTGCTTTGTAAAATTCCTAAAGAGGAAATTGAGAAGCGTGATCAGTATATGCACAACTTGGCTCAAAATCAGATGGATGCTGTAGACAATAGCTTTATGCGGGAAGAGAATCCTGTGATGCCTCTTATTAAAGACAGGTCTAGCAGGACAACCTATGGACGAGGATAGCCTTAATTTATAGGGGCTGTCTTCATTAATGATAATAGGAGACTACTATGTCTGCGACTGCAACCCCTATGGGAGCAGAACCTGTTGGCGGTTTATCTGCCTGTGGTTCGTTCTCTGGTAAGGTTCGCCATATAAAAATTGCTAGTGGTTATGCTACTAATATTTTTTATGGTGACTTTGTAAAGCTGGTCAATACTGGCACTATTGAAAAAGATGCTGGTACTTCAACAGCTACTCCGGTTGGTATTTTTATGGGCTGTTTTTACACTGACCCTAGCACCAGCCAGCCTACATTTAATCAAATGTGGCCTACTGGAACTGTAGCGGATGACGCTATGGCT